TCGGCCTTCTACAAGTCGGCCTTCTACAAGTCGGCCTTCTACAAGTCGGCCTTCTACAAGTCGGCCTTCTACAAGTCGGCCTTCTACAAGTCGGCCTTTACAAGTTATCGCGAAACGTGCCACTAATGATGAATGAACATATGGCGTCCAACCATTGGACTCCTTTACTAGAGGGTCCATTATAATCCGTCTCGGCATTCGTATCAATGTGTAGGACCTTGTAGTTCTTGTCCTCGTGGCAAATGGTATGGACCGTGGCATCATCGCACAACGTATAGTCATCGGCGCATTTGGTATCAACCAACCACGCCTTGTGATATTTCGAGCACTTTTCCAAATAGGAAAGCGGGATGCCATCTTCACCCTGACGATTGCGCTTGGAGATGCGACGATGACACGTCTCTGGACTGGAATCAAGATAGACGACAGCATCCATACGGTACTCGTCAATGAACTCCCGATACCATTCCGCGTATATGTTGTATTCTATGTCTTCCACGATTCCGTCATCGTGGAGCATATCCATGAATATGTTTTTATCGGCGCACAAGGAGCGTTCAATAATGATGATTTCACATGTGGGGTTCTGCGCGATGGCGTTCTTGAGAAGCGAGAGGCGACTAATGTACGCCATCACCTGAAATGTGAAAGCATACCGCCGTTGGTCTTTGTAAAACTTCTCTAAAATTGTCTGTCCGGTCTCGTCGCGAAACTTCTCCCACATATTCACCGGTTCTTCTAGGAACAAAATCAAGCTATCGTCGGTTAATCTTGATGCCAACGTGGGACGTAGTTTTGACAGAAGCGTTGACTTCCCCGTGCCGATGTTGCCTTCAATGCTTACGATGAGTGGTTTTCTGTTTGCGGACATTTTATAATATTGAGTAGCCGTTAGTTTTATATTCTATTATTTGGGAAAATCATTTTCAATTTTCCCATAAACAGTACAAAAAATTGATTCGGCGCACCTACAATATAGGATAGCAAATACAAACACAATGACTGAATCTTTTACCTACCATGATATGATGTGTGGCCGCTACGGAACGGCGCCCGAAGAACAACGAATCCACATAATGGATGAAACGGAGATGAAACAGTTCTGTGCATGGCGAGCACGGGCCAAGATGGTCTCGGATTATAAGCGGTATTTAGCGCTAAACAAACGGGCGATGATTGTGAATCGGACAATGACGCGATGGGATATGGACCGCGAACTCTTCCGTATTTATTTGCGCTATGCCGTGAAAGAAGAGGAGTTTGACCAGGTGTATGATGATTTGATTTATTTGAACAAACAGACCATTTGGAAAGCGCGCGCAAAACTGGCGACGTTTATGAAACATTTAGACCCCATTGTGGTGAAACGACTGGACCCGTATTTGAACATTGTGTACGAGAAGTCCTACAATTATCCGGAGCATTGGCGAGCGCGGGGGTATGGCGCGCCGATGACAACCTTGATAGATGCCAAGCGGCGAATCGCAACGGCATACACGCGGCAACGTTGTAAAAAAAGTAATCATATAATATATTAATTAACGATGCTTATTTATGTAAAACACCTTGTATCTATTTTGGTTTTTTTATTTTTATCCTTGTTGATTGGGAATTATTTGATGAAACGGTTATCAAAGACGAGCCTTCGCTCCACGATTGAAGGGATGGAGACGGATATTTTGTCTTCGCTTGCGGATGCTGCTTCTGCCGATGAACCTACTACTACTAATACCACTGGTATAATAACTACTGGTGCTACAGATACTACTGGTGCTACAGATACTACTGGTGCTACAGATACTACTATGCCAACTATAGCGCCTTCAACAGAGCCTTGCGATATCAAAGACGTGGACAAACCCATTGAATTGGCGGCGGCATTTGAAAAAGTGAATAAACAGACCGATATGATACGAACCCTAAATGAAATCACCGAACCGATTGCGCCGCTGAAGATTGATAAATCCGGCGACGCCGAGTTCCTCGTATTATCCAATTTAAAACTGCTCGTGAATAACGGAATTAGCAAAAACGAGGCGAGTTTGAAAGCCGTATATGACCAATACATAGGTAATCGCGAAGTCACGCTGCTAGCAACCGATATAAACTCATTGAAAATGGAGAAAACAAATGCGGATGCCCTACACGGACAAGAGATTGCGCTGATATGTCGGGCAAATGTGATTATTAATGGACACCAAACGCTGATTGACCGCATTTTAGAGAAAGGTGCCGATGAGTAATTACATCGGTTTTTCGTTTCTTTCCATAAAATATACGTCAAATGCCTCCTAACAAAAAGAAACCTTCTAAGAAGCCCTCTAACACTATCTTGCCCACAAATAATATGGTTTATCCAATTCCACTAAGAGATTATTCGGATTTAATCGTGGGACCGAAGGCTGCCGATTTCACCTCTATTCGCAATGAAATCAATGAATATGAAAATGCTTTGGATGGAAAACCGTCAACCGTCGTTTTGACAGCGACGCCGCCTTTTGGCAATATTTATTTCCAGCCGACGGGAGAAATGTGCATGGATATGAAAACGGGGAAAATGGTACAGCAATTTACGGTAGTGGATGCACATAAGAAAGGCATCACCTTGGCCGAATCCGCGGAGCGTGATTTCAATACCGTGGGCAAGATATCAACACCGAACAATTGGTGTAAGTCGGTAACTATTAAAACGATGAATAGTGAAGGGAAGGCTGGGAAAGAAACGCAATTTGTATCATTTTCAGAATCCGAAAATATCTCGCCGGATATTAGAGTAAAAGAATCAATGGATAATATTGCGACGACGACGACGACGACGACGACGACGACAGCTTTAGAGGAAGAATTGGATGGCGGGCAGCAGATTTTTATTGGGTCAGCAGTGGTTCTCGGACTTTATTTGTTTTATAAGGTGCTGTACAAGCGGTAATCCCAAGGGGTCCCTTTGGAAGAGACCAAATAATATCAACAACACATTGTGATATTATTTGTAAATAATGGCTTTATATCTTGAATCTGATATACAATTGGTGGGCAACGAGCGCGCCAAACATCTGGGCGGCAATGTAGGGAAACAATTCCGTGGAAGGGAGACTTCCAATAGAGGTCATTGCCAACGAAACCGCTGGGTTGAAATGTCCGCCCGAAGTATTCTTAGCCAACAAAATGGCTAAAGCGAGGGCAGCACCTGTGGCCAAGGGGTTACCAATGGCCAAAATCACATAAACGAAAAAAATAGTTCCAACAAATTCAACTAAATAATTGTACATTATATCCTATTTGTAGATTTTTGCGCGGCGGTCATCCTTAGAAATTCATCTTAATTCTTGAGTAAGCCGCATTGTTGTATCCGCCAAACGCCAAATCGTTGAAATTGCGGTTGGTGGCCGATTGGCGCTTGAACTTGATGTAATCCGAGCTGTCCGAAACAAACTTGGGGTTACACGACGCACCAGTGATGCCAGTGGAATCGCGGGTTGACATAACGCTGCCAATCAATCGGGCATACCCCGGACGAGAGGCAGATTCAGGATTTGGCTCGGAACCATCTACGTAATTTTTGCGGCCGAGGAAATCGCCCAAATTGTTGGCGGCACGGAATGGAGTCAATACGCGACCTCTGTTATTGATGGCGTCTCTTACGTTGAGTGCGCTCCTGGAACGGACCAGCACCCTTCGCATATTGATAACATCGGTATCCTTGTAATTTGTAATGGATTGTTTGGGCGCATAACCATTGAATGGTCCGCCTAAAATATTAAATTTTACTTGGGGCATTGAAATATATATTTATATACGAGAATATTTACACCATTGGAGATGTATGCCAAGCGTATATATATATATCTCCAATGGTGTATAGAGGATAAAAGTATTGTTATAATCTATAATGGCTGATACTACAGAAACCGGCTCTTTAGGTAGTTCTATCGGTGGACCCGAATATTTTGAAAATATAAATCCCGACCCCGCTGACTTTATCGCGACATACAAACCGGATTGTATTCAAAAAACCGGCAATTTCGCATCCACCGACCCGCGATATTCCTTTGAGTCGGGGCCACATCATCATCGGTTGACGCGCGAAATCCTGTCGTCTCTTTCCCCTAAATGTTTGCGAATGATAGAGGAAATTGAGCGTCAAGATGAAGAAGACTACCGCACTTATGGGCGGCTTTTCAAGCACTTCATCTATTCCAGTGTGAAGAGTACGACGAAGGCGGTTGCGACGGCATTAATGGATATCCTCGGCTTGCGCCTCGGTTACGGTGCCAATTATCTGGGCGACGACGTTGACAAGAAATGGAGCAAAATCCAATTATTAACTGCCGACGAACTGGAACAGAATCGGTATGGCAATTTTTACTTGCTCAGTTCCGTCAATGTTTTTGGGCAGCCAATCTCGGTGCCTATGCGCAAAGAGATACTCAGGCAATTTAATTTGCGACCCGACAATTCACACGGCGAACTTGCGCGATTCATCGTGATGGACAGCGGATTCAAAGAGGGAATTGATTTGTTTGATATCAAATACGTCCACATATTTGAACCGCAGATGACGGGGGCCGATTTGAAACAGGTCATTGGACGAGGAACGCGAATGTGCGGCCAGAAGGGGTTGGATTTCCACCCCACGAGAGGTTGGCCTCTCCACGTCAACATTTATGATAGTGAAATCCCAGAAGAAGTGCGATTTGGTTTTGAAGATGCTGCGACAGTGTATGATTTGTATATGCGTGCGCTTGGACTGGACGTGAGATTGCTCAATTTGGCGACCGATATGGAGCGAATGTATATTGATGGGGCGGTAGATAGAGACCTGAATGCTGCGGTTCATTCATTTTCTTTACCTCAGGCAACGCCTACGTCTCTTATTGGTGGTGGCGCGCGATTTGATGACACAAAATATGCGAACGCGTTAAAACAAATGCCTTTGGACCGGCTTGTGGATGTTTTACTAAACCAAGAGACCCATATAAAGATGCCAGAGACCCATGAAGGGATGCGCGATTACATTCGTGAAAATTATGCTGAAGACTATACGTGGCCGGAGGTTGTGATGGAGAACAAATGCGGTGGTGGAGTTGTCCAAGGTGGTGTTGTCCAACGAAAAGGACATCTAACCAATAGGGGGCCTGTAACCAATGAAGCTTTACAAGGGTCTCTTCAAGGAATTACACCGTGGTCTCTTCAAGGAGGAGTTTCACCAAGGCCTCTAAACAGTGGAGCTTCGTCTCTAAACGGTGGAGCTTCGTCTCTAAACAGTGGAATTATCCAAGGAGGTGCAAGACCTCTTCAATTTACGCCCACCCAAGACTTTGTGCGTATGTATATGACCCCCGAACTGGACCGCAAGGGTGTCGTTCTCATCCATTCTACCGGCTCCGGCAAAACTTGTACGGCCATTGCCACCGCTACGAGTTCATTTGAGGAACAAGGATACACGATTCTGTGGGTCACACGCACGACGTTGCGCGCCGATATTTGGAAGAATATGTTTGACCAAGTATGTAACGAATCCATTCGCACGATGGTCCGCCTGGGTGTCCCCATCCCCGCCGACCAAAAAGGCCGAATGCGGCTGTTGTCCAAGGCGTGGTCCATCCGACCGATGTCTTACAAACAATTCTCCAATATGGTTCTCGGGAAAAACGAGATATACAAGGCCCTCGTGAAACGCAACGGGGCGGCGGACCCTCTCCGCAAAACTCTGATTATTATTGATGAAGCGCACAAGTTGTACGGAGAGGGCGGCTTGTCCGCCATTGAAAAACCCGATATGAATGCCTTCTCGGAAGCATTGATGCGGTCGTATGAAGTCAGCGGGTCCGAATCGGTGCGGCTGCTCATTATGACAGCGACTCCCATTACGACATCCCCAATGGAGTTTGTGAAGTTACTCAACTTGTGTAAAGAGAGGTTCAATAGAATAGAGGATTCATTTGAACTCTTTGCCGAAACCTATTTGGACGAAACTGGGATGTTCTCCGCGGAAGGACGTCGGCGATTCTTGGATGAAATGTCTGGGCACGTTAGTTATTTGAACCGTGAGAAAGACGCCCGCACGTTTGCACAACCGATTGTGCGTCATATTGTCGCGCCGATTTTACAAAGTCCTCTTTACCGTGATTTTGACCCGCGAATCATGAGCGTGTTATTAAAAACAGATACGGGCGTGCTTGAACAAGAACTCCAGGCGGCAATTGAGCGAAAAAACACGATGTACGAAAACGTGAAGGCGGAATCTTTTGTTGCCATTAAAAGCATTTGTGAACAATTTGCAGAGGATAAATCACTGCGAACTGCTTGTACCCGGTTTGCGAATGAGGCGATTCGGGAAATCATAGAATATACTAAGGTAAAACGGGTTGAAAATCGCGAAGCCGTCAAAGAAATCCGCGAGAGGATTGCCGATTTCAAAAGGGAGAAGACCGTGTTATTGAAAGAAATGCGTGTTCGGATAAAGGCGAAAACGGGCAAATCAGACTTTGGAGAAGACTCAGAAGGAGAAGACGACGTCGACGATGAAGAAGAGGAAGACTTTTCTAAAAAACCCATCCCCGATTTTACCGATGATTTCAACAAGTATAATGAATCTACGTTCAATGCCATTAAAACCAAATGTAAAGACCCGCCAAAACGCGACGTTTTCAATGCGCATCCCGGTGTTGTGCGAGCAAATATATTGGTTGAAGAAGGGAAAGAGGGTATAGAGAAAACCGCCAAAATGATGAAGTCAATGACCGAGAACTTGAAAGAGGGTGAAAAGGAATTGAGACACGCGATCCGGGCGGAAAAAGACGTGGCCAAAAAGGCGGCACTAAGACAACTGCTCGCAATCAAATTGAGCGAAAACAAGTCTGTATTAATAGAGTCGCGTAAGGTCGTTAAGGAAGAAAACAAAAACACAACCATGAAGATAAAAGATTCCAAAAAAGACATCAAAACGTTAAAACGGAGCTTGGAAAAGAAATACAAGGCCCATCAAAAAGATAAAATGAAACAGGAAAAAGAGGCGGAAAAAGATGCTTCTCGGCTTAAAGAAGCATCTTCCAAGGTGGAAAAGGGGGTCCGTATATTTACACAACCTGGGGAAATAGAGGATGCTGAATTGCGCGAAGTTGTGAATACACAAATTAATCTGTTTATCAATAAGCTGGCAGAACAAAAGGCAATCTCCGCTCAAAAAAAAACTAGAAAAACGAGGAAGAACAAGAGTCCGTAATATGTTTGGTTAAGGACCCTTCGGGTCCGAAGGGAGGGCTTATACGTTCATATCTTCCTTCTTCATTTTTGGAACCCATTTTGAAGGTTTTATTTTGAGTAATTTTGTCTTATCACAATCATCACACCCGTTGATTTCTTTCGTATATTCTTCATCTAGTTGCGTGGCAACCGACGGAACATCTTTCAACAACTTCTTGTAGAACTCCAGGATTGTGTCGTATTTGTCTATTTGCGCTTCGGGAATCTCAAATTGGGCGGTCGTTCTATAGGCTTCATTGGACAACAACGCGATTAATATGTAAAGGGACCACGATTGGCAAAATACATCATCCTCTATGATTTGCGCCGGATGTGATAGAGGCACAATTTTCACGGTGTAATCAGTATTTTGTTCAAAGAATGGTCGCACCGTTTCGTGTGCCACCTGGGCATAATATATTCCCTGTCCCGAGTCAAGTATCTTTTTGGACGATTTACTGGTTTTCACGACGGTAATGTCATTCGCTGGGTCAATCATATACACTTTTTTGTTGTCGTTATCCACAATGAACGTTTGGTAATGCGTTTCCATGTCGTTTTCATCCATTTGGATGTTGGTTGCAGTGAATACAACGACGCCACTCATTTTCACCACATTTTCTAAATATTTTTGGATTTTCTGGGATTTTTCGTCACGTGTTTTGCCTGGTTCTATGAATGCATCAAATGTGATGACGTGGTTCTTGAATCCAGACTTGCGGATTTTGGTGATGTTTCCGCGGTGTAGGGTCGGGAAATAATGTAATAGGATTTCCTGGCGAACGGATTCGTAGCCCAGAGTGATTTTAATGGCGTGTAAAACCCAACTGGCAGTAACTGAGCGGTCCATTGTATTATATGATTTACATATACTTTTTACATTCTTTTCAATTTTCTTGATTATCTTTGGAACTATTTGGGTGGGTTTCATTATTAATAAACTCGGTTATTGTATCGTAATCCGTCTTATCCTTGGTTTTACAAAGTTCAAGCGTGGTGGTATATGTTGTAATATAGCCGAACGATAATAGAAACTGACCACTGAATGAATTGTTAGCCAAATGAATACAATATTTGTTTGGTTTTTTTACGATGTGAATGATGTGTAGTTTATTTATAACGCAGCCTGTTAGGTTTATAAAATGTTTCATATCTTATAAACATAATTGATTTGGTTATATGTAGTTTTCACAACTACATATAAGGATAAAAAACGGATTTATAAAGTATTGTTATTGTTTTTTACATTTTTGTGAAAATGGACAAATAGACGTCGATCAATTCAGTACACGCCGTCGCGACATCTTGCATAATATTCGCGACATTCACATTGGTCTTGTACGCAACCTGGATAATGCTATAATCGTCATGGGGATGCGCCTTCTTGAACGCGCAAAACGACAGTCGCTTATCGCCATTGAAATAACGGTCGTACAGGAAGTATTCAATCGCCTTGCCGAGGGTGTAGTCTTCGTGCTCCAACACAATATTGTAGCAATTGTCCATCGTAGTATCGCTCGGCTCCACGATAAACGCCCCCGTCTCAATCTTGGTAATCGTGTCCCGCAATTTGTGCTCCATCACTTTACACGCCTTTTTCACGATGTCGGTGTTCTCAAAGACGCCGAGTGTGCCCACCACGAAATCAAAACTGTCTTCCTTGAAATACCTCTGTGCGTCCAGGGCATAGAAGTCCTTTTTCATGTATTCTATTTCCGCGATGGTCGCGTTCTTGCTCCGTTTCTGGCTTTCCAGTTTGTCCCAGGCATCCGCGGCTTTTTTCACGTCGGGGGTGAAAGCATAGGCGCATTTGGAGACCACGTTGAACATCGCGCTGGTCGCCGCCGTGGCAACGGCGAACTCGCACGTGAGTTTGATTTGTTCGCCAGGCACGTTTCCAATCTGGGGCCTTAGACGCACAAAGTCAATGTAGGCGCCCGTTTTCGCATCGGCCGGAAATATCTTTGCGACTTCGGTGCGGGGCATCGGTTCGTGGGTGCGCTTGTCCTTGATTACAAATTGTTCGGTGGTGACGTAAATGATGTGGTCCGTAGTGTTTGTGACATCCACTTCTAAATAATATTTGCCGGGGAGGTCGACCCCGTGAATGGGGATACAACTGAGACGCTGTTTCACGATTTCGTTGTGGAGGCGGCCACTATTCACCTCTATCTTACACTGATTTACGTCGTTGTTTTCTGTGCGGAAAACCACGGTTTCAATGTCGTTCAAGATGATGCGGCGGATGGCGTTTGCTAAACTGAGGTTTACGCCCGAGAGCGTGAATCGGAGCAAGCCAGCCTCTTCAGATACGTTGTCAATAATAGGATTCATTGTTATATATATTGATTCCATTTTCTTCAAGTTCTTTTATTTCAATTTTATAGACCGGAAGGGGGCCCTGAAGGGGGCCCTGAAGAGCCTAATGTTATTTTCCCGAATGTATATATATGGACGCTTTGAAGTTTCCGATTCGGTATTTGCCGAAGATATTGTCATCCGTGGACAAACAGAAACAGGTCGGTATGCTATTGAAATCCAGGAAACTCTATAAGAAGGGCAAGTTCTATACGCGAAAAAATGTGGCGTCGTATCAACACAAGGAATCCCAGCATTTGGTGAATGCACGGCGTATTTATGGTATCCAGAACGTTGTGCCTGGGCCCGAATTGGCGAGGAAAACGGGATGTTCTATAGAGGCTCTCCAAAAAATAGTGGCGAAGGGCGAAGGCGCGTATTATTCGTCAGGATCGCGACCGAATCAGAGTCCTCAGTCGTGGGGATTCGCACGATTGGCGAGTGCCATTACCGCTGGTAAGTCCGCCGCGGTGGATTATGATATAATTCGTGATGGATGTAATCATAAGAAGAAGGCGTTTGTTTTAGCGAATCGGTCTAGGAAAAAATACGGGTATGGGCATCGTGGGGCGAAACGGATTCAAGTAAAGATATAGAGGCTTTTATAGATGCGGTTCAAGCATAAAGCTTTATCGGTCGCTCCTAAGGGGAAAGCTTTATCGGTCGCTCCTAAGGGGAAAGCTTTATCAGTCGCTTTTCCCCCCTCCTGAGAGGGGGGAAAGCTTGGTCCAAGGCCATTTGGGCATATCCGGAACCACCTTCTTCCAATCTCCGTGTTTTTTCGTTGAATAGTCCGCCTTCCGAAATACGCGGCCACAACTGGACCCCATAATCCCTTCAAACGACATGGTTCGCGCCATGGCCGAGTCTGTCACCTTGCCATCGGTCGCTCCCGACGGGGCAAACTCATCGTCCATTTCGCATTCGCGGTGCTTACATATGGTTCTTAGACCTTTGCGGATGCGATTTTCTTCTACATCGTAGTGGTCAGCGATTATTCGTTTTGCGTCTATCAAAGTAAGCTTTGGTTCATTCAACAAATGTTCCAGGCGTATATTTCTCGCACCCGATGATACGCGGGGGTCTTCAAAATCAGTGTTTGTGGTTTCTAGCGCCCGCAATTCCGGCGAAAACGGACTATTCATCCCGTAGAAAACCCCATCGGTCGTTCTTTTTACATCTTGTTGATAGAGGCCCTGTTCAAATCGCATAATTTCATTGGAACGAATATCGCCGAACAACCACGAACACGCATAATCACCCGCGTTTCTGTCGTTCATAATTGCCACGTAATCGTCCAGCGTGCGTCCTTGTTCCATTGCTTTGCGGATGCGCAGAAAATAGGGCACGCCAGCGGCGAAGTCCGGAACATAATTGATGTCGGCGATGGTCGTTTCACACCCAACAATTCCACATTGAGTGATGAACCAGTCGGCGGAGCTGCTTATTAAGCCTGGCGCGACTTGCATCATAAACGCGGACTCGGAGTCTTCCGGATACACATAGAGGGCAATATTGCTGATAAATCCAGTCGCAAAATGTGTGTGGGTATTGTGCGCCATAATGATTTTGCCATCATGTGTTGCAGAACCGGTCGCGATAAACGCGCTACACCTCTCACCGATGTCGTCTTTTTTGTCTTTGTTTATTTTTTGATACACTTCGGTCATTGACAAATAAGCGTTCCATCCAACCAAGACATCGTATGTGACTTTTTTGGAACGGGACCGTTTTTGATAACCGGCGCAAATGCCGCGCAACTCTTGTTCTATAAATCCCCATTCGGGGTTTTCTAAATGGGGGTGTATAGAGGCCTTACACCTGGCTAAATATTCGGTGAAAGTGGTTTTGTAATAGGTTTTTACTAGGTATTTGAGGATTGGATACAGCATATCCAATTCTTTGTATAACAAATATCCGTGGGCGAATCCTCGGTCAAAAGGTGCGCCATAGATAGACATGGTTATCCATCCATTTCCGCGACTTATTGTGCCGTTGACTTTCGCGGACTTTTGTGAGCCGCGTGATGTCGGTCGTTTGCGACGCGTAGTCATAAATATAAGATAAAATGAGTTATATTTATGATGATCTGGTTTTTACTTTACTTCGTTGTAACTTCGTTGTAACTTCGTTGTAACTTCGTTGTAACTTGCGTTTATGCCATGAACAACATCGCAATCAGTAAAAACATAATGACAAACGGCAACAATACTAGGAACCAAGACAAGCTCGGCACTCCCGCCTGGCAAATCAAGTTGAGAATCCACGTCCACAATAACACATAGGCAAGCTTGATTAGGAAAAGCAAAAATGTATTGCTCACTTCGCAACTATATTCGCCTAAACAATAAGTGTTTGTGTTTCCGTAATTTTGTATCGCCATCATCGCCAGGGCAATGATAGAAATGATAAAATAGAGGTAGGCGGGTGTACATAGATTTTTCAAGGAAAATGACATTATATTTTCAATGGAGAAAACATAATGATTTATACCGGTGAACATTTATACCGGTGAAGATTTAAAACCGCACACCTACGGTGTGCTTTGTTTCAAATCGTTACCGATACCGCGCAATTAAAGATTTAAAACGTGCCGTTTTAAATCTTCAATTGCGCGGTATCGGTCACGAACCTAGAAGAAAAAATGGCACTTTGTGCAATTTTAATTCTTCGACGGTTTATATGTAGGCAGGAACTTGCGTATTGGGTTGAACTGAAGTTGTGTTATTAAACATTGGCACGGTGGTTGCTTGATGAACCGCATTTTCCACTGCGGAGAAGTTTAGCGCACCCCCACGCTTGTAATATTTGCGCGAATGGCGGTGCTTGCCTCCGGTCCCCTTGTAGTGAGTTCCCGTTTGTAAGGTTTGAGCACCTCCGGTTTTAGAACCACCAGTTTGTATAATTCCCTTATCCATCGTCATCATCCGTTGCGGGTCCACTTGTAAACTATTGTAATTATACATCTTGTGTAAATCTCCACCGCGCTGTTTTACGCTCCGACTACGAATTTTACGTTTTTGTCGTGCTGTTATGTTATTTGAACTACGCTTGGCACAACCTCTTTGTACTATGCCACCTTTCTTGTTATTGGCCATTATATATTGTTCTTCCGAAAAAAACAGCTCCCTCTTCCTCCCGAAGATAGGGAGGGCGCGCGACATAAGCACTTTAGGGAAGCATTTCACAAACAACAAATCTACTCAATATCCACGTGTGTCAAGAAATGACGACGACAACATGGGTCAAATAGTCCTAAATCATCCAGGACTTCTCCCTCTGCCGTTTTTGCCGTGCTGTCCTTGGATAAATAAACCGTCTTCTGAATACTACCCGAATCTTCCCCTGAACCCATTTTGTCTAGCTTTTTCTTTCGCACCTGTTCCAAATAGTATCTATATTTGTTGGCAATGACCTTGCCGCAAGTTACGCATTTTACAGGAATAATCATTTTATAAAGTAGTGTAATATAATTGTGTTTTCTATCTATATTGATTTTGTATTCAATTTTTTGAGGTTGAACCTTAAGGTTCAATCCCAAGAAACACCGCATCAAAAAAACGTACCGTTTTTTCTCTGCGCAATTTCTTGGATATAAACCCTTCGGGTTTATATACCCAAAAAACACCCTATACAATTTACGATTCAATCGTACCTCTTGAATCTTCAATTGTATATGCAATTTTTTGAGTAGGGCCCTTTGGGCCCTAACACCTTACCAATGAAACACTGCGTGTTTCATCAGTAAGCAATTTCTTGGATGCCCCCTATACCGCTTTTCATAAAATTGAACACAAATGCCTACAATAATGCCAATAAAAACAATAAAATGCCTACAATAATGCCTACAATAATGCCAATAAAAACAATAAAAATGCTATTTACTCGTTCCTACATTAAAGGTCTCTCTCAAGCGGTCACGCAAAGACCGGTTGAAGTCTACGCTGCAGGGTCGTGTTATAACAAGGCCACTCCGGTAGCGTCGGGTGGTTATGCCTTGTATTTTCCGGGTGCAGAGCACCCATCTGTATGCGAACCCGTTTCCACGGGCTTGATAACAAACCATCGGTCTGAATTGTTGGCAGTCAAAGATGCCTTGATGATATACAAAGACAATATGAAAGGCACCCCTTGTACCATCTACACCGATTCAATCTACGTGGTCAATTCGCTCTATGATTATTCCCCCATTTGGCGCAAAAACGGCTGGAAAAAGACGACTGGCGCCCCCGTGAAGAATCAGGATTTAATGAAACCACTCTGCGAACTGTTTGACACCAATCGTGTATATGTTTCCATAAAACACACGAAGACACCTGCGCCCAACCAAGAAAGACACTTGCGCAATAATAGTGTAGCAAATATAATGGCAAAAGCAGCGCGTATGCTTGGACGTTCACTTGCGTACTGATGAAACACTATATGTTTCATTGGTAAGGTGTTTGTTTGAGTAGGGCCCTTTGGGCCCTATCCAAGAAATTGAATGCCACCAATATGTAAAGATAATTTGTATAAAAAATGACGCACGAACTTGACAAAGCAAAAAGAATATACGATGGACTCCAGTCTGACATTCAAAACCATTTTCTCGCGGAATACATAGAACCCCAGCTGAGAGGCGATGACTTGGTAAAGGAGTTTCACGAATTGCTGGAATCCGAAGAATGCCAGCGGTTGAATTATAACGAACTTATTGACCCCATACAAAAGATTATCGCGCACCCAGCGGCACTCGTACAGATGTGTAAGCTAGATACTCTTGGATTCCGGGGAGTATATAACCAGCATTTTATCCAAGGCCGAAACACATTTGTCCGCGTCTCGTGCCCCTATACGAGTATGTGTATGGAGTTTGTTATGCGGAAGTGGCACTAAGGATTTCGCCTTGTGGCCGACTAACGTCTTGTGAATAGCGCGTCAAACTCACTATAACCGTGTAGAGCAGCATCCGGCGATTCATAGTCAAACCGGTTACTACACACATATTTGAACCCGTTTTTTTCCAAATGGTTTTTTAATTCGGCAAAAGTGGTTCCTCCCGTGTAGGTGCTTTCAATGGAGCATTCGGTAATGATGTATTTGACCGTGTCCAACATGGACCCCAGACTTTTAATAGCGTTCAACTCATACCCTTGTAAATCAATACACAACATATCTGCTCGTTGGATATTGTTTTTTTCCATAAACGTATCTAGCCGAATCCCATCCACCACGATTTCGGTCTGCGGACTCGCGCGTTTGTAATCGGGGTCGCCTTCTTCCCGGTTCTCAAAATTGATTTTCAGTAGCGACGATGCGCCCATATTGTCATATTTGGAGAGGTCAAACGGGTAAAACGATACCGGTCCGTCCGTTAATGAAACAGCACTTCTCACGAGAACAATCTTGTCGTTGTTAAATGTTTCTACGACGGAATCGCATATTTCCAAACAATCAGGGTTACATTCAAATGCGTATACGAGGCAACCGTAGTAATCTTGGAGTTTGTGCGCGTCCAACAGGTCTCGCGACCCGAGTTCAAATACCGTTTGGACTGCCGACTTGTCAATATTTTCTAGAAAAATGGGTTCTAAATAACTCATATAATGAGTTATATAAATAATTTTTATATCAGTATTGTGCGTTGTACAATAAGAAAAATTATACACCTTTTTACATTTCAAACGCCGACCCTTTGGGACGGCGTCTTTTAATGTGAAAAGGCAACTGTTACTTTATAACCGATAAATTGCCTTTGTTATATTCAATAATTCTGCTTCGCAGAATTATGATATATAAATCGGCATTTCAAAGGTTAAAAGGTATAAAAAGGTTTAAAACAGTCCATACAATATACTCTATGAAACACGAAACAATTATTCTCGGTGCTGGTATTTCTGGATTGACTATCGCCGCTGGATTGGAAAACCCCGATTTTTTGATTTTAGAGGCGCGCGACCGCATCGGCGGGCGTGTAAGCACAAATTGCGACACACATTTGGATATGGGGGCCGCGTGGATTCACGGTTCTGAAAACAATCCGCTAAATAAATATTTGGACTACGACCGCGATATGATTCGGGTCGCGCCCCAGAACCCCTGGCTACATTCGGAAGACATGTGGATACAGTATTTGACGAGTGGGGGCGAATTGAGTGAGCCCAATAGGCAGGAATTGGTGGCAAAATGGCGCGAAATGGTGGAGGCGCTTGCGAAAGTACCCGGGAAAACGATAGCCCAAGCATATGCGGAAAATACTCTCTTTGGAGAGCATTCCAATCAGTCTCATATAAAGTCTTTCCTTTATTTGATGGAAGTATGGTGTGGCGGAAGTGTAGCAAACATTCCGACATCCTATTTATGTGGAAGTCCGGGTGATTATCCCGGGGCTCATTGCCTTTTCAAGCGAGGCGCATCTACATTGGTGGATGCGATTGTTGCCGGCGCGAAACACGACATTCTCGGACGTGTCCGCATCAATCACGTGGTTACCGACATTGTGTATGACGAAAAAGGCATATCGGTGGCCGTCGCCAACGGGTCTCGTTATTTATGCGACCGAGTTTGTATTACTTTGCCGCCCGGACCTCTCCTCAACATTCGGTTTTCGCCGCCGCTCTCAGATGAACGTGTCGCTGCCATAACACAAATACGGATGGGGTCCTACAAGAAAATCCAAATGGTGTTTGATTCCGTGTTTTGGAATGACGCGCCGATGTTTCTCATATGCGACCAAGATAAATACACACTGTGGAATAATTATATGTGTTCTAAAAATAAACCGGTGATAGAGGCGATATGCCCCGCCGAGATTGGTTGGGCACTGACAGGTCAGAGTGATGACAAAATTATTGATGCGATGATGACTAATTTGCGCACGTTCTATCCTCTAGCACCCGACCCCGTCTCTTGACACGTGACTCGGTGGGAAGAGGACGTGTTTAGCCAGGGCGCGTATTCGTATCAGTGCGATGATTGTGACGTGGTTTCGGCGCCAATTGACGGGCGGCTGTTTTTTGCGGGAGAACATACGGACCCTGTTTATTATGGGTCGTTACATGCGGCCTACAATAGTGGATGTCGCGTCTTGAAAGAGATATTGAGGGAGTCTCTAATCCGCTGAAAGACGCCATTTTATCAATAATGTGAATGGTGTAAATGATATACACAAGTTTGTTTGTATCATTTTTGTTTAGTACGGATTATATGTGAATCGTAACGATTACGCGCAATTGCCATAACACTTGCCTTGGTAATAGTAGAAGTCGCGGTTCTTCAAATTGTAGTCGGTGTAGTTCGCAACATTCTTGGGTCCATTCTTGGTCCCCGCCACGCATTTTTGCCCTCCAAGCAGGACACAACAGCTCGTGGAGGCACACGCGTTCAAATCTAGCGCCGCGCATTTCTCCTCTATCTTCGTCGTGTTGCCAGCATATTGCGCACAAAATCCGCCCAGCTGGCTCGCCGTATTAACTACCGGCGTGAGCTGAGACTCGCGTGTGGTTCGGCTCAAATACACACTATCCTCGTAATTGGGGACGTAATTGGACGCTCCGAACTTGTATGCGCCGGGGACATAATAGAGGATGGGAGATTTGTTGGATTCGGTATTCACTTCAATGAGCTTGCCCTCATCGTCAAACATCCAGTATTTGCCGAGATTTAGGTCGTCCGTCTTGCCTGCGGTGGGGTCGCGATATATTCGGTGCGTATCGCGGGCATTGTATGAAATATCGGTCATTGAATATTTTTCGGGTGTGAAATTGGGATTGTATTTGAGAGGCGTATGTTTTCCCACCAAGGGTAACTTCTTGTACTCGGTTTCTATAGGATTGTTGCTATCAATGTCGTATCCATTGGGAATGAGCTTCTTGTAATACATGCCAGCCGCATTGATAATATAGTAGCCGTCCCACGCCGGGTCGGATTGAATTGCGGCCTCCGATATATTAGACAGACCACTAGTATCCATCATTGTCGTCTCTTGGACCTCGGGCGCACGAAAAACGAGTTTGGTATATTTCTTTGACCCAGGTGCCGTTCCTGGATTCACGTTGTCTATCAATAAATCTTTGCGGTCGGCAACATAATCGTTGGGCAAACTTTTCATATAATATTTGGTGGTTGTACCATCCAGGATTTGTATCTTGTAAAACCCGGACGCGGGAGGTTTTATACCAACACCAAAGTTTGGACTGTCGCCCGTATATGTTGCCCCCGGGATATTCAGAAAGGGCGGGGTGAGTGCATCGGCGTCGGTGATGACCCCCGTTGCTGTTTGAATCGCGGACTCTGTTTTGCCAACCAATTTGGTGAAGTCCGTGGGGTCGCGTCGGTACCCATATGGGACAGACTTTCGTTTCCAAATGGGTGCGTCTATTGTCCCTACATTGATGGCGTAGTATCCGGCACCGGGGTCCATTGGGACCTGGGGATTCCCACTTTGTCCTTGGTTTCCGCCGGGACCATATGTGCCACTGGGTATGTCCATAATCTCGTTTCCAAAGGCTTCGGTTGTAGTGCCATCGCTAAATAACAAAAAAACCAAGACGGTTGTTAAAATGAGTATTAATAAGAAAATCATATGAAGTCGTGTTTCCGGGTTCATGGATTCCGTTTATATATGGGGCGATATTTTTGGTTCGTTGGGTCCTTTCTACGGGGGTCTGGAGGAGGGGGTCCGAAGGGGCAGCCTTAAAAAATTGAAATGATTATTTCTAATTTATCCAAAACTATTATTAAAAGACAACATTCATATGTAAAAAAATGACCGAAACTCACCGCAACCAAATCGCTCAACTAAAACGTAAAATCGCGTCACAAGATGTTCAGGAAATGTTTGTAAAATGCGTCCGCATTTTACAAAGTGCTTATGCCGAGCGTCCTCCCGCAGGGATGGAGCTCGGCATACAGATGTGTCCGCATTTCCCGAAGTGCTTATGCCGTGCGTCCTCCCGCAGGGATGGAGCGCAGCATACAGATGTTTTGTTGCGTCAATATATGAAATACATCCAGTCTATCACACCTCTTAATCAACTTACTGATACGACAATTACTAAACCGCCGATTTGTTTCGGGACATATCCAATTGTCACCGACGGTCATCTTAAAACGATAGAAATGAGAGGCGACTACGATTGCCGCATCATCATCTTGAAAAACACCGAAACAAATGAATTCACAATGGACATTGATGCCCTAGAAAAAATGACCAAATTGCGGGAAATCCGATTCCAGTTCATCCAAAAATATGTGCCCGGGGTAAATACGACCATACATTTAGTGAAAACGGGACAGGCGATAAACTATTACGCATTCATTGTGTGGTGTTCTAAACACCAAATCCGCCTATCTATGACCATCGGTGGACACCCCGTTACAGTGGATTGGAAGTCCGTATTCTTCTAACCAATTTTGGTATTCGCTTATACTATAAATGTCAGTACAACAATATGTCCAACATATCAATACTGTGCCCCCTCTAAATAAATATGCCGCCGATTCGGTGCGCCTGCTAAAAACCATCTACGAACAAGCCTTAACCGCAAATTGGTTGTCTCATCCTTCTTCTGTTGAAGAAGTGTTTAGCACCACGTTTAAGAGAGGCACGATGTATGACAGCGTACATCACGTCATCAAAACCCATATGGAATCGGCCAACCACTATTCGCTAACGGTCGTTCTCAACGTGGGTGAACGCGTGTATCGCCTGTTTTTTGTTTTTCCAATGAAGCGCGACACCATTACGGCCGCCATTCGGCGCAAATGCCGTGCCGAAGTGGATGAATTTGTGGTTCGCGCCCATATCTGGTTGTCCGTTGCGTCTCATTACGCCAGCACCCAATGCTCCAAAACCGTGGATGTTTATTTGTATATGACGGAGCTCAAAAAGACGCTACCGGCCAAGGGCGACGATATCCTGGACACAATTCACGCCAACACGGCATTCACAACATCGTGCCAGGAAACGACGGAGATTATATTGTACCGGAGAGAAGAGGCGTTCAAAGTGTTTATCCACGAATCGTTCCACAATCTGGGGCTAGACTTCTCTGCTTTTGCGGATGCCGCCGAGAAGGCGAAGACGGCGGTACAGACCGTTTTTCCCGTATCATCGCGACTTTGTGTCTACGAGACCTATTGTGAGATGTGGGCCGAAATCGTGAATATCGTGATTGAAGATGTGGTCGCTCACCCGCGCCGGCGCGGCTTTGAAACGGCGTGGCCGGCCATTGCCAAGGCCATCAATATGGAGAGGCGTTTTACGATGTTCCAAGTGGCGAAAGTGCTTACACATAATGGTATGAATTACAATGACTTGATGGTCCCCGGAAATAAGTACCGCGAAAAAACGGAAATCTTCTGTTATTACATTTTGAAATCCATTCTGATGTTTCATTGTGATGCGTTTTTGTCGTGGTGTGCGAAAAATAACCCCAAATCGGGGATTCAATTTGACGCGACCAACGCTGAGAAGTATGTTCAAGATTTGATTATTGGATACTATAAGAAGCCGGAGTATTTGATGGCACTTAACAAAACACACGAGCATTTTGTGAAGAACCGGGCGCGGATGCCGGCACTGATTCGCAATACGATGCGAATGACGGCTTTAACCGCAGATGACGGGCTTTAACTGCCATTGGTGAGCTTTAACTGCCATTGGTGGGCTTTAACTGCCATTGGTGGGCTTTAACTGCCATTGGCGGGCTTTAACTGCCATTGGCGGGCTTTAACTGCCATTGGTGGATTTTGAATCGTCCGATTACCGAATGACGCGGACACTTTGGGTCGCGCTGTCCTTATATTTGATATCTTGACTGGATTCAAGCTCAAGCATTTGGACATACTTTACCCAAATTGCATTGATGGAATGGTCCTCTATTCCATTCATAATAATCGTGGTCCCCGATTTCGCAATACGCATTGCTATTAAAATTGCTTTTTCCGGATTGACGCGTTCATCAATGACAATGGTGTCGTATTTGCGTTTATCGGCAATTACCCGCTCGTGACCAGTGATTTCGGTACGGGTATTGACACGGTGTGTGGCGGTAACACATGATGGTTCAATGGATTCAATGATGCTAACTTGGATGGATGGATTGTTATTGATAGCAATTGCCGCGGGGATGGCGGTGTCGCCGCCGATGAAACAAATGCTGAGACTTGAAATGGAGGCGGCAAACAAGTTGCGGCGCTTGGTGGATTCATCAAAATTGTAGGTGGGGTTTGTGGAGCGGATGAATGCTAAGAGGTCGGCTTCGTTGATTGCGTCGGAGGTTAAGGGTTCTTCCAAGATTACTTGGGGCTCCTCTACTATGACTTGCTCTACTATGATTTGAGGCTCTTCTACAATAGCTACAGTGATGGAATCTTCATTTGAAGGGAAAACATACTTGGATTTGAAGTCCGCAAACAAATCCATCTTGATTTGCGCATGGCCCGGGCATCCCGCAAAATGGACCGCAACAAGTCCCTTTTCCGCAGCATCTTCCGGAGTTGGGCGACTCAAGACCAACCTCTTGTATTCCGTCTTATTCACCATCTGGTTGTTTATCAAGAACGCATTGAAAAACGGCTGGTCATAGAACAACAGCTTGTTTTGGTACATATCCAAGTAAAACGCCTGCTTAATCTTGGAAAATGTCTTTTTAATCTCCGGCAGATTCTTGAACCCAAGGCACGATACGGAGAACCCCTCTTGGTCGGCGCAATTTGCGTCGTTCTTCAAAAAAAGCGAGCGACCCCAGTAATTGGCCTCACACAAAACGTTGCCTTCGCCACTGGCATAAACGACGTCGTCGGTGATGGCCTCAAATAGAGGCGTGGGGTCGCGCAAAAACATCGTATCGGCATCAATGTAGACGATTTTCTCGTATTGGGCGATTTCGGGATAGTCAAAAATATCCACCTTGGAAATGCGCGACTGGTTCATCGTTTTCACGAAGTTCTTCTCAAAGAACTTGACGGGTCTTCCTCCCATCTGGGCCTCAATTTGAGCGCGATAATCGGTGTTGGTATAGACCATAAAGTCAATGTTGGCATTGGGACTAACGTCGTAGAAACTTTTGAGCATATTTACTACGATGTCTACATATTGCTTTTGGTGGAAGCACGCGGTATATAACAAATACGAGGACGACATATGGTATTTGTTGTATTTTGGTTTTATGTTGTTTACAATGACAATTTTATTCTATATGTGCTACGCAATCCACCCTTCTTATTTTTATGGAAAGTTCGGCGTATTGCGCGGTCGGCATGACTGGGATTCGCGACTTTATATTCGGCGATTTTTAGGTTCGCTGTCTCTTCTTCTCGGCGCTTATTGTTTTCATTTACGACCTTTGCGGCTTCAATTAGTGCGTTCCAATCCGCCGTATTATTTGCGATGGAGGGCTGAGTATTGTCTTTTGTTTGGTTTTCATTTTCCAATGCTTGTATAAGTTCATCCCAATTTGTATCATCGGATTCGTGTGTAGTTTTGCCAGTTGATTTACATTCATCTGTAAGCCATGGATTTTCTTGAGAAACACAATTGCCTCCGCCTCTCTTCTTCTTTTTGCTACTATTTTGCTTCTTGCTACGAGTCCGCTTTGGCTTAGCCATTCTATATATACCCATCCCGAAAAAATTGATTGTCTGCGCCCAATAATATAGAATAATAACACCTACTAAATCACCTAATGGGAATCAAACATCTAAATCGGGTATTTAATCAAAAATGCAATGACCGCGCTATTTACAAAATCCACTTAAAACAGTTATCGGGGGAAAAAATCGCCGTGGATGCCAGCATCTATTTGTATCGCTTTCTCGGCGACGAAAAACTCGCCGAACAAATCTATTTGATGGCCAGCATTTTCCGCAAATACAATATCGCCCCCGTATTCGTATTTGATGGCGCCGCGCCCCCCGAAAAGAAAGACGTGCTCAATGAACGCAAAGAGGGTAAACGCAAGGCCGAGGAGCGCTATTTACAGATGAAGGCCAACATTGAAAAGAACACGCTAGAGTCAGACGAAAAATACGAGGCCGAGCTTGAAATGGAACAGCTCAAGAAACAGTTTATTTATATCAAGGACGGCGACATCAAGCGCGTCAAACAATTGCTGGATGTTTGCGGGATTTCGTGGGTTGTCGCGCGGGGCGAAGCCGACGAGTATTGTGCGCATTTGATACACACGGGGCAAGTGTATGCGTGTTTAAGCGAAGATATGGATATGTTCGCATATGGTTGTTGCCGTATTTTGCGGCATTTCAGTATGGTGAAACACAGCGTGCTTATGTACGATTTGCCCGAGATTTTGCGGCAGCTTGGACTCAATTTGCGCGAGTTTAGACAAATCTTGGTGTTATCGGGCACGGATTACAATAAAGACGACGCGGCCAGTTTGTTTGATGTTTTGAAGTGGTTTGATGCATATAAGGCGGATACCCTTATGATGGAGGAAGACGTCGCATTTTATGAATGGGTAAAAGGAATCCAGCCGGAACAAGCCCGCAAAATATACAAAATGTTTGTTTTGACGGACAAAGCGCTCGTGGCGCAAAGCGCCAATTATGAAGGGACTATCAAGAACCGCGACATAGAGCGCGGCCAACTTATCAAGGTGTTGGCGAAAGATGGGTTTCTCTTTGTTTAAAAAAAAATATCATTGTTGTGTATAATGAGTACGAAAAAAGGTTCGTCGCCGAACAAAGCTTTAATAAAAGCCGCGACCGAATCCGACGTCAGTAAAATTGTAGAATGCTTGGCACAGGGAGCAGATATAGAAACGAAAAATAAACTTCAGCGAACACCTCTCTTTCTATGTTGCGAAAATGGGTGTTTGGAATGCGTGGTCGCGTTGGTTGAAGCGGGGGCCGATGTAAATACAAAAGACCATATGCCAAATACGCCGCTAACGGTCGCAATACAAAAGGGGAACCTAGAGTTGATTCGTTTTTTAATTGCGCAACCTGCCATTGATATGAATGCCATGACGCGTGGTTATACGCCTCTATCATTGCTCGTAGATTTACATACGATTGAAGATAAATCCGATTTGGTCAAACGGTTTATAAATAGAGGCGCACATTTGATTAATGGGAATGCCAATGCGTTGTGGATAGCCATAAATAAATATTCGGAAAATCCCGACTTCAAACAAATACTGAAAATAATGATTAAACAGAGCAGTCCGGAAGAAGTGAAGGAAGCGGCGGAACATTCCTATCGCAATGAGAATGCTTTGTCACAAATTATATTGATAGAGGGATTCGTAAAAAAAACAATGTCATTGAAAAAACAGTTTATGATTACTGAGATGTTGTTGAAAAGGGGCGCAGACATTAATTGTAAAATTATGATGAGTGGAACAAGTGTTCCATTGTTTGTTTCGGTGTTTTTATCTCCACGCGTGACATCCTCTATCATACAGTATTTTTTAACCCACCGAGATTTTGAGTTGGAACCGAGAGACATTGAATTATTAGCACGTGGTGGTAATGAAAAAATCGCCAATTTATTGTTGATGTATTATCGTAATCCAGAGTTGCTGGATTCGGTTTTAGATATGGTGGAACATCATATAATGGGAGACCCGGAAAATCCAACATTTGAAGGACGGGAAGAAAGCAGTAGTCCAGGAACCAGCTCAGAGAGCAGTGGTGTGACAAGCAGTCCGGAGAGCAGTGGTGTGACAAGCAGTCCAAAAATAACCCGCAAAAAAAGTGATTCCAAAGGTGGTTATAAGAGAGGCAAGAATCAAACTTATAAGCGTCGTTATCTATAAGCGCCGATAGATGTTAAGAAAATATAATAAACATATGGTTGTTATATTTACAAATAAATGTTTGACCCATCTCTCCTAGATTTATGCCAAGATAGTTCTGTCGTTATTGGCGAAACGGTGGTTGCCGAATATATGGAGGATACCAAAACTACTTGGTCCAAAGGTGGATATTGGCTCGGGGGCCAGGTCAAATTGATGCCCACCGATAAAATCACCGACGAATTGTTCGCAAGAGTCAAACAAATCTATGTGGAAAATTCGGGTTACGGGCCGGCGAATAGTTGGGAAATGGCAAGTATTTGGCGTGCTCAACGACAGTTCGCGGAGATAGAGTCGGTCGTGAAAAGGTATCGCGAAGTGATGCGGCAACGCATATGTGCGGAGTTGGCTAAAACGCCGTTACCCACCGATGTTCATGAAATCATTGTTTCAAATCTATAACGATGTGGCTTACCCCCCAAAATAATTATTTGAAACGCATATAAACCTTGCGCCTCTATTACTCTAGATGTCAAAAGCAAAAAAGAACCCAATGGCGGCACTTGTTGCTTCCATTCGGTCCGCCGATGCACCTTCCGCTAACCAAAATATCTACGATAAGTATTTGGATTATACACGGCAGTACAAAGAACAATATGGGACCAGAACGATTGTACTTATGATGGTCGGGTCGTTCTTTGAAGTCTATGGGTTAAAAGATGCCAACACGGTTACCGGAAGTGATATAGGGTGTATCACAGGTAGTGATATTCTAGAGTTCGCCAAGATTTGCCAAATGAATATCAGCGAAAAGAAGAAGGTAATCGTCGGCGGAAAAACCGTGTTAATGGCCGGATTCCCCGAATACACGTTGGACCGCTACTTAAATATCCTCAGCGATGCCGGATACACCAGCGTCGTTTTTGTTCAAGATGAAGAAAATAGCGTCCACGGCGACAAGAAGAAGCACCGACTCCACTCTATCCACTCGGCGGGAACCTATATGCCTTATGAGACCGAACAACCGAAGCTCTCCAACAACATTATGTGCGTTTGGTTAAAAACTTTCAACTCGGTGTATAAGAAACGTCCGCAAATCGTTTATGGAATCGCCGTCATCAATATTTTCACGGGCAAGTCGTCTATTTTTGAACACACGACAACCTTTGAGAATGCGCCGTCCACGTTTGACGAGCTGGAACGGAATGTGAGCATTTATGCACCTTGCGAAGTCATCTTTCTATACGATTTTGAATCTTTTATTGTAGGAACCTCTGGACCTAAAACACAGGCCCCCGCGACTTCCATCGCCGCCTCTATCAAATCCTTCTGCGGACTCCAATGCGATTCTATCCACGACGTCTATGTCGGCGAAAGTGTGAAAGCTGGCAACTGCCAGCGACAACAATACGTGGTTCAAATCCTGGAAACCTTCTTCGGGTCCGACAGTTACAACATTTGCGACGACTTTTCCAGGTACCAAATCGCCACCCAAGCCCTCTGTTATTTGCTCAATTTTGTCCAGGAACACAACCCCAATCTCGTGAAGAAAATCGCGCTCCCTGCGTTTTCCAATACGGGTACCAACGCCGTCCTGGCCAACCACACCTTGAAACAACTCAATATCATA